TTTTCATAGGTTCTATGCTAATGAAAACAGTGAAAGATAGCGCTAATAACTGGAGCGATAAGCAAGATGCAGTTGTTAAAAGCCTTACAAAAATGATGCTTGGTATAGTAGCTATTGTATTATCATTAACCGCTTTATTTGCTGTAATAGCAGGCTTATCAACTGTTGGCAAATTCGGTAGATCTATACTTGCATTTATCGTGGTAGTTGGTGCTACAGCAGGATTACTTGTTTTGCTTATAAAGTCTGTAGAAAAGTTTACAAAGATGGTGGCCGAAGGTAAAGAGAAAGCGTTCGAGGTAGCATCTAAAGGACTTGAAGGAGTAATTAAAGCTCTTGTATTATTAATGGTATCATTAGTTGCTATATTCATGCTATGCTTCTCAGTATCTAAAGTTGTACTAGCAAATGGTAGTCCAGCAGAACTATGGAGTGCTATTGGACTATTCGCAGTAATAGTTGCAGTTGCCGCCGCTCTTGTAGCAGGATTGATGGTAGGTATTGGACTATTATCCAAGGAATCAAACAGCAGTAAAGTAGCAATGGTCAAAATGGCATCATCTTTCTTAGTTGCTATGGTTGGTGCTGTCTCAGTATTAATAACGGTACTTACACTATTATATGTATCTTGTCTTTATATTACACAGAGCTATAGTGCAGCAGAAATTAAGAATGCATCTGATTTGTTTTCGAGTATCATGGGCGTGACAACTTTCATGCTTATTTGCATCGCTGTATCAATTGCAGCATTACTTTGGAGCATTAGGTCATTCTCAAAGCAAACTGGTATAGCATTGGTCGCTACTGTTCTTGGAGGCATGGTAGCTATAATAGTAGTTGTAGGAATATTAATACGCACCTTAATGGAATCAATAATGCAGCTGAGCGACGTTAGTATATCATTTGGCACTAGAAAATTATACAATTATCTAGCAACTGTAACATATATTTTAATAGGCGTATTAGGTCTTATTTCCGCACTTATAGCGTGGATGACAAAAAATAGTGTGACCGCTGTAGTTGGCGTTGGCGTATATCTTGTAGGTATTACAGCAGCGATAGTAGCCATTGGAAGTTCAATGTCAAAAATAGTAGAAGCTATATGCAGTATACCTAGTGGTAAAACATTAAAGGAGTTAGATGCTGTTAGTGAATTCTTAAAGCAATTGACTTGGACAATTGGAATACTTTCGGTCATTGGTGGTATTATTGGTGGTTTTGCAAGTAGTCCAAATTTTAAACTTGTTATATTAGGCGTTATAGCTTTACTTGCAGCATTAATATTCACCATAAAGATAGTAGCCGATACAATAAGGGATGGCTATAATAATACAAGCTTAATAGTTCAATCTTTCAGTGATATGAAAGGTGCACTAGACAACTTAAAGACACCTATCGAGAAAATTTCTGAAGCACTGCAGATAATGGTTGACAAATTTAGTAAGATACCAGATGCTGTACATGAAGCTAATAGTGCGTTAGACAATTTCGATGCCGATAAGCAGGAAACACTCAATAAGTTCTATGGCGAGCAGTATGGTAAGTTTAATAGCATTAAGTTAAATGATGTAGATCAAAATGACATCAATTCTTCTAAGAAACCACCATTGAAGCCTGGTCCTAAGAAATCTCAGGTTAGGTTAAGTGGTGCAAGCGGTAACGGTATATTCAATAATGCGCCATCATTCATTCAGGGTGCTTCAGTAATAAATGGTAATATTATTGCTTTAACCAATGCTTTAGATAGTAACACGGAAGAAAATAAAGAAAATAATGAAAACTTAAAGAAACAAAAAGAATATTTAGATAAACAATTTGCTAATGGTGTTCCGGCTCAGAATAATGAGATACCAGAATTTAAAGGCGGCCGAAAAGGTCTTGGTACAATCATTAAAGAAGATTATAAAAAATATCAAGATCAAAAGATACAAAACTATGTAGGTACAGCGTTCGATGCAGTTGGCGATAAGCTTAGTAATAATCCAACATTTCAAAGCATACTAGAATCAGTCAATGGCATATCTGATTTCTTTGGAGCCGATGGTGCGTTTAAATCTATAAAGGATGTGTTCTTTGATGAGAACGGTAAGTTCAAGTCATTGAGTCAAATCACTGAAGCAATAATAAGCGCCATTGGTGGTACTGAAAAAGCTGGAGATATTCAGAATACCATTTTAGGTGTAATAAATAATGTTACTGGTGGTACGTTTAAAACGGCCAGAGACGAAGCAGCTGATAAGTGGAATGCTAATAAAAACAATCCTTATAAAGTACAGAAGAGAAGTGATGGACGTTATGAGTTTGTAGATGAGCAATACAGAAAAGACCTTTCATTAAATAGCAGATTAAATGCAGCTGTTAACTCAAAGGAAAATAGCGTTGACTTTGCTAGTGATGTTCAAACCGCTATTGATAACGGCTTAACCAATGCTCTAACTACATTTACAGAAAGTGACGATTGGAAAACAGTTAAAGATGCGCTTCTAGGTGCAACCACCACGGAAGACGACGATGACAAAAATAAGAATTCCCAGAAGAGTGAAACTAAGTATCTTGTAGGAATGCAAAAAATTGCAAAGAAGTTGGCATCACAGACAGGTATGTCATATAATAAAGCCGCTAAGAATGTAACAGAATTTGCACAGGCTCTGGCTCTTGCTGATTTACAGGCTTCGAATAGTTATGAAAAATATGAGAAGAATGAAGATGCAGTAAAAGCTATGGCCGAACAGTATAAGGAATCATTTAACGAACTTTATACTACAGTAGTTGATAATATTAAATCATCTTATTCAAGCAATCCGTTTGATAAATTCGTAACAAAAGCTCCTATGTCAAAAGGAAGTATGTTAAGGAATTTACGTAAGAGAGCTGAGAAGATTAAAGAATACGTACAGTGGATGAACGAACTTGCAAGTCAAGGTAAGGTAAGTCCAGCAACATACAACTGGTTATTACAACAGGATCCAGAAACAGCTTATGGATATTTAAAGAATTTACGTAAAATGAATACTGAAGAGTTAAAGGAAATTAATGGATATTTCTCAGATATTACGACTTTAACAGCAGATCAATCAGACTCATTAATGGCATCATTTACTCAATCTGGTAAGTATACAGCAGAAGGTTTTGCTAATGGTTTATATTCTGTAGACGTAGTAGAACCTGTTAAGCAAATAGCCAAAGATGCTCTTAAAGCACTTAACGATGAACTTGATATTCATTCACCTTCTAGAAAATCTTATGAGAGTGGTGCATACTTTGATGAGGGTCTTAAGAATGGTGTTAATGACGGAATTCCTGATATTCAGACAGCTGTATTAGGTTTGGCAACAAAACTTATGGAAGCTTTAGACAATGGTATGTCATATGAGGATTTATATTCTAAAGGTAAATCATCAGCGGAAGGTTTTAAACAAGGTATAGCCGATGTATTAGTTAATGATATAGAGACTGGAGGAATAGAACCTATCTTTACAAATAATACAAATTATACATACCAGATGAATCTTAATTCGGATTTTGTTAATAATATATCAGCTAGTATGGAAACAATGATTAATAACCAGAACACCATTATTAATAAGATGGAGTCTATACAGACATCTATCGATAAGTTAGGTACTATGACATTTAATGCTTATATGGATCCATCAAAGGCAGCAAGTGAATTAGGACCTCATATTAATATATGGATGGGAAGGCAAGCATTAAGAACAAGGAGAGGTAATTAATGGCAAGTGTTTATTATGAAGGAGAGCACTCGCTAAATTTTATACCAGAAGGAGAATCGGGCGATTGGAAAAATTCATGGGAAGAATGGGGATTAGCTCCAACTTCCCGCCCGGTTATTTCCTTACCTGAACCCGCAACAAATTATGTAGAAATTCCAGGAACATCTGGGTCACATGATTTGACAGATCAGTTCGGGTATCCTGCATATGGAATGAGACAGGGATCCATCGAATTTATGGTGGTCCCTGAATTTTCCAGTGTACAATCCAAAAATTCAAAATGGAATTACAGGTATGCAAATTTAGCAAATTTCTTTCACGGTAGAAAGATATGGATGTATTTAGATGATGACCCAAATTACTACTATAGTGGACGTTGGAGCGTTTCATGGTCTTCACCTAGTGGTAAGGGAGAACTATCGAGGGTCATACTAAATTATACGCTAGATCCTTGGAAATATGTAAAAGAAGGATGGAGAGGTATTTATATTTCTTCGTCTAATCTTAGTTCTGGCATAGGAGATTATTATAAGTATACTAGAGGATCAAATGGTGAATTTATTAGAGGCAATAGAATAAGCACGAGTAAAACATTAAAAGAAGCAATGGCCGATAGTTCGGCATATATAACACAGAGCCCATATTTTAGAACAACTAACATAACCGGTGGAGATGTATCTGTATTTTATACCAATTCTGATTTTACAGGAGAATTGAATATAGTAAACAATATAAGTACCAATACAACCACAAGGTTTCCATCTGTAATTATAAGACAAGCGGATGATGGATGGGATATCGATTTTACAGGAACAGCAAATTTAGAAATTATATTTAGATTAGGAAGGTTATAGTATGTATGAAATTATGTGGACAGACGATATAGCCTCAGTACCCAAAATTGAAACATATGAGGCAGTATTCTATTTATTTAATACAGAAATTAGAAGTAAGTATGTAGATTTTATGCCAGGCTCAACTGCATTAGATACTATTGAATTATATTTGATATATGCAAATAGAGGTGGCGTTGTTCCTATGGCTAGTCTTACGGTAAGTTATACAGATTGTCCAGTAGAACCAGAAGTTGAAGTAGTTTCTGATCCACAGTATGAAGGTGCTGGAAAGGTTACTTTTAATCCTACCAATTTCGTTACTGTAGATAGGAACAAGTGGTATACATTTAAGTTCGAAGGAAGAGATATAGATGGTAATAAAATAGTAGCAAAGTATAAGATGCGATATAGGCAAACTATTGAACTAAAATTATTTACGCCAGAAAATACCACATTAAGAAATGATTATACTGTAAGATTATATGATCAAACACTTATAAAGAATAATAAGAAGGCTACTGTATTCTATACCGATGAGAATCATTCAGTTGATGAATTCAGTTCATTTTCTTGGTCATGTAATATTAATGTACCTGATACAGAGCATAACTTAACTAAGGCCATTTATGATGAATCCTATGCTGTTATACATGATGAAACAAACTTCAATGAACCGTCCGTAAGACCACAGGATGATACAGCAGTTTTGACAATTAATGCTACTGATACTAATGGATTAATATACAGAGGCATTATTAATATACACTATGACTATAATGACACTATATAAAGGAGGAAATTCAAAATGGAAGAAATAAATATAGGTAATCCGGAGCAGCTATCAAACTCCGAGAGAATGCTTTATAATATAGCCAATAATAGTTCTATAAAAACCGATCCACCAAATTCAAGAGTTGAAAAATTACTCGAGCAGATAATGGAGAATAGCGGTTCGGCAGCCCTTCAATTTATAGGAGTAACGACTACCGAAATCGAAGATGAATCAACAACTTCTCCAGTAGTTATAAATGGCGAGGAAGTAACACCTGATAATGGTGATATCGTATTTTATAACAAAGGTGAATATGTTTGGGATGGATCGAAATGGAGACTCCTTGGCGATAATATTACATACACGTACTATACAGAAAATACCACAGCGCAAACAGCTAGTTTTTCTGGACAGAAGCATTTCGAGATAAACGGTGATACTCAGTATCCTAATAGATTCTCTAACAATTATAATGCTGCGATCGGCCAGTCTAATATTGTTAGTGGAAAAGGTGCTTTTGCGGTTGGATCTGGCAACACTGCATCCGGTGAGTATTCAATGGCGCAAGGAATAAATTCATCTTCAATTGGCGCTCAATCTCATGCAGAAGGAAATACCGTTAGAGCACAGGGCGAAACATCTCACGCTGAAGGACGTAATACGAATGCCGTTGGTTCGTATTCACATGCCGAAGGACAGCAGACAACTGCACCAGGCAGTGCATCACATGCTGAAGGATATAGCTGCTATAGTATCGGTATTGATTCACATGCTGAAGGAGACTCGTGCTATAGCCCAGGTGCCGCAGCACATGCAGAGGGTAGCGGGAGACATGCTACTGGTCATGCATCTCATGCAGAGGGCGTTGGAAATGGTTCCGTCGAAGCAAAAGGGGAAGCCGCACATGCAGAGGGTTATTACACTAAAACAGATGGAAGCGCAGCGCATGCCGAGGGATATCAAACGTCGGCGATGGCACAGGCAGCTCATGCCGAGGGATATTCGACAACTGCATCCGGTTCGTATTCTCATGCCGAGGGATATTCAACAACTGCATCTGGATATGCTTCACATACCGAAGGACAGCAGACGACCGTATCTGGTTCGTATTCGCATGCCGAGGGGTATAATAACACAATTGATACTGGGACTGATTATTCCCACGCTGAGGGATCTAATAATACTATAAATTCATACGCAGATAATTCACATGTCGAAGGATTAGGAAATGTTGTTAATGGTTCATGTTCTCATGTTGGCGGAGAGTATAATATTGCCGGATCTAATTATCAAATGGTCATTGGTAAATATAATGAATCAGATACCCATGATATATATGCGTTTATTATTGGTAATGGAACTGGCGATAGTTATAGACGCAATGGCTTTACCGTTAAGTGGGATGGAACTGCCCAATTAGGTGCACCTCCGGTCAATGATATGGACATTGTCACAAAGAAATATGCAGATGATCATTACGCAACTGTTCATCACTCGGCATCATCGCCAACTGCATCAGATGGTAAAAATGGTGATATTTGGTATAAGATGTCTGTTGGCACTCTCGGCGAACTTGAGGAAATAATTGCTGTATATACAAAATATAACGATACTTGGCATGAAAACGAAGATAATAATACCACTTACACCGCAGGAGAAAATATTACAATAGATCCTAATAATGTGATATCTGCTAATATAAGTGGCGGTGCCGGTATTCCATTCGTTATGGTAAACAGTTCAACCACGAGTCAGCATTGGGAGGCGTCTTTACCAAATACAACAAGTATTTCAACGGGATTTGTAATTCTTGTAGCAAATATGGGCTCTGGCGTATACACTTCAGAAACTGTTGATTTTAATCTAACCTATAATAACTCAGATTCAACAGGCGCGGTACCGGTATATATATCCAAAGGCACAGGAGTATCAGACAAGCTTCTTGCAGGTAATACAACAGCTCCAGAAGTATTTATGCTTATGTTCTTTAAAGCCAATGAATATTCGATAAATGGAACTGTTCAAACTGCATCTAAATGGGTTGTAGTAGGAATTT